GAATTGCATTGTATATAATATTATACATTATCGTCTCATATGCGCAATATCAATAGCGTCTTCGGTTTTAAATATAGGTACAGCGTTAGACTTATGCATCTGCGCAATACCCAACATCTTATCACCCGTATAAACAGGTACAGGCTTAAGCGTACCACCAGACGAATCAGCACCAGTACTACGACTAGGGTATCGAATAGTCTCGCGAATATAGGGTACAGGTACTAGCGGCTGCACCTTAAAGGTACGAGTAGACTTCTTACTTACCCTAGTCTTACCAGTAGGGTCAATACCATACTGCGCACACCACTTAGCATACTGCTCACGTTCAGCCATAGGTTTTTTCTTAGCCTTAATCAAAGGTTTCGTATTCGTATAAATCATAAATTCTCCTTATACACTATTATAGCGTATCTAGAGATAAAAGCAACTGTTACGGTAATTTACTACGAGGCCGGCTCCGTAGTAATTTGACGTTATAAAATCTCTCCGACTCAGGTATATCTGAGCTTACCTGCCAGGCTACTATATCAGCTCGTTTTTCAAAACGAATTTTTAATTTAGCCCAGAGAGACCTTATACCAAAGGGTCAGCCACCTTTTTCTTAGCAGGTACTGGCGGCGGGAGAGTTTTCGGAAAAGCTTCTCTGACGAGATCTTCCGTAATACTTTTATATTTTTTCTGTAGAATTTTATCTTTTACCTGAATCATTATTTCAGCTTCGGTCCAGTGTAGTCCTTCTAACAAGCCGACAAATAGAGTTTCTTTTTTCATCTGGGATAAAGAAGGCTGTGGGGTCAACCAAATATAAAAACGTCTATATTCTTTAATAAGACTTGACTCGTTATAACCAATTGGTTTATCAACTTCTTTTTTGTATGGCGGGGAACCTTCGGGTAGATTCAGACTAAATCCTGGGTCAAAATTTAGACGCAACAAGCATCTAAAAACATCGCTATTGTTTTCCCGTAAAATAATAATTTTTTCTTGACGTGTTTTTGCTTGTTCAGCTTTGTCGAGAATTTCTGATATCAATAAAGTCATTCTAGAACTCCTGTATGTGCTCAATCATTTGTTTCATTCTGTTACTCATAAAATAATTAAGTAACTGGCCTTTATCTCGTAAAGGATACTCGGTAAATGTATTTATAATCCGTTCTTGTATTTCTTTTGGAATCATAGAGAGATCTACCAGTGTTTTATTACGATCAAAATTACGTTTAAACGTTTCATCCGTTGGCATAGTAGATGGATCTTTAATCCATTCTTCTAGTTTTTTAGTAGTTATAGAACTCTGACGTTCTCCAGATACAATACTATCATCTTTAGAGAGTACATTTGGCACCCCGTCCCCTTTATCCCCGCGAATAATATGATAGAGAACATATTCTTCTGGCGTCATATCAGCTTTTACAAACTTTTTCAACACAGGGGAAAACTGCTTTACATGCTTGTATTTCTGTAACTGATTAAAGTCATGATCTCCGGATATAATTAATAGCGGTTTAGGGTCCGGTATTAAAGTGCCTTCTCTTACGTCGTTATCCAAAGACCAATACACCAGGGATGCAATGATATCATCAGCTTCAGCTCCCTCTATCTCTATGACTTTAAAGGGGAAGATAGTTGCTAGCTCTTTCTTAATAAGATTAATAGCATCAAATATTTCTTGCCAATTAAACTTAGAATCTTCTCTAGCTTTCTTACGATTAGCTTTATAGTATGGGAAGTATTGCTTGCGCCAGTAGTGCCTGCTATCACATGCAATTACAAGCTCACCATACTCACCTTCAAATTTAAGCTTATGACTACGGATAGTGTTTATAACCATATGACGTAAAAGATTTACATCAATAGCTACATCAGATCTCCCCCCAATCTCTGCCATCAGATTAGATATAATTACCTGGCTATAGTCAATTAAAATCACCTAATTACCCTTACAATTATACAATCTTCATTTAAACGCCCAGAAACATCCGACTGTTTCGTAGTAAGATCAGATATAATTTTACGTAATTGTATCTTGCCTGCAGATAGTAAGTACTTTATCGTTTCAGCTGGTTTACGTAAACTCTTCTGCTCACTCAACTCAGGTTGGTAATTCTGTAATGCAGTACCTTTAACCTGAATACCTTGCGGTGCATCAGATCGATAAACAGCTAGTTTCTTATACTTACAATTATAAATCCATACCTGAGAAGCGCCTACCATTTCAGCTGGGTTAGCTGATTTGAGATTTAAAGCTTCATCAATCTTTTTATACTTAAGTTTTGCTACCTGTACAATAGGCGGCTTTACTTTAGTAACCTTAGGTTTACGATTAGCCTTTTTAAACTGCGAGAACTTCTCCAGGTCTTGAAGAAACTGTCCCAGCATTTTAATAAGCTGGACTAACTGCTTATTCGTTAACAAGTAGGCAGCTCTAGCTTCTTTATCCGTCTCTTGATGTACCTGTATAAATTCACGAGCTTTTCTTTTCGTCCATTCTTCAATATGAGAACAATATGGACGAGGAATCGAGTTAGCTTTAAGATGGCTATAAAGATCAAAAGTATTTCCGTCTTTAATAAAATTATCTATAACTCCTTCCATCTCGCCCAACACCTCGGATATCTTATCCTGCATGTAGTCTTGTATAGTAGGTCGGTTAATTTTTTCCTTTATTAATACAACAACTTCTTCAACCTTAGTTTTAGACAAGTCTTTTAGATATAAATCTAATTCATTTATATGCTTAGGTGCAAGTGTATTACCATTACTAATAATACGTGCACACCAACCTAGCGTAAGACTAATTTTATTATCCGCTGCACTGTCGATTACCTTAACATTAAAGGTACTGTCTTTATGCTTTACATAAGCTTTAAGATACAGCCTTGCGTCTTTCTTGTCTTTATCCTGATGATAGAAATTAAATGCTCTAGAAAGAGCAGAAGCATAATCATTAATTTCAGGAGTAATACCAGAAGGTTCTCCTGCGCCCGAAGATATTTTACGTACCATTATAAATCAAAATTAATTTGTGTAACCGAATCAAATCTAAATGAACGCCAATCGCTTTTATCAAGATCATATACAAATAATGTATCGTTGCTTTGTGCTCTCCCCCCGCTAGTTTTAGTTACATAGACCGGTACTATGGTTTCTTTAAGAGTGCATTTCATTACCCGTTGATCACCATTTTTTTTAGTAAAGGTAATTTGAGTTTCTTCGTACATGCGTAGAACCCCTTTTAACCAGTCCCGAAATAATTCTTGATCAGACTCACTTGCATTAATATACCATTGCATATCGATTTTTCGTAATGTGTTTATCATATAACCATTATATAATAGAACGGGGTTACTGGCAAGCGTTACTTCCAGGTTTTTATATGAGAGCGATTAACCTTTACGCTAATCCAGGTATTGTACCATTGCTCTTTATTTTCTAGCACACTGCGTACAAATTGTTCTTTTGCTTCAAGATAATTAGCAGTACCTTTGTTGGGACAAAGGTAAATTATTTCCCGAGTAAAGTTTTCTGTTCCAAGTCGTAAAACATCTGCTTGTAGTTCATCAGAAGAAGACCAATATTCTTTCCAGTCCGATTCGACTTTAATTCGTTTCCTGACTTTGTTGACTTGCTTGCGCTTAAGGAACCAGAATAGTTTCTTACCAATGTACCGTCTACTGTCAAGTTTGTTTGTAATAATGTACACATAGCTGTAATGTTCTCCGGGGTCTAAAAAAGGCTCACCATTATATAACCAATCGTTCATTCATTATCTTCAGAGTCTTCTTCTTCCTCGTCTATCTGAGCTCCACAAAAAGGACAAAAATTAACATCGTAGTACGATTCGTCTAATTCGTGTTTAATTTTAAAGTCTGCATCGCAGTGATCGCATGTGTAGTGTTTATACATCTTTATATTTTTGTTGTTGGAATTAAGCACTTACCTAAGAAATCGAGCCCATCTGAATCTCGATAGCTATTTCTATAATACACGGTTTTAATACCTGCACCATATATTATTTTTGCACAATCCATGCAAGGAGCATGTGTTATAAACATATCAGCATCTAAACCAGATTCAGTTGACCTGGCAAGTTTTGCTATAGCGTTTGCTTCTGCGTGTATTACTTCGGGTATAGTTGATAGCTTAGGCTCCCCATCCCAACCAGTCTTTATTGTCTCACAATTATTATCCCATCCCGAAGGGGTACCGTTATA